ATTGAAAAGAACTGGACTTCCATTAAAATAACAACACCGTGGACTGAGAATGGCACCATCGTCTCGATTTCTCGAATTACTGTGACACCTTTTTCCCGCGTGAGTGGAGAAGTGACTGATCTTGTGCTCTTGGACATTCCAAGTTTGAGCCCAGGATTCGCGCTTTGGAAACACTTTCACAGTTTGAAGGACTTTGATGCAGTGGTTGGCATGCGGGTGCTGATGACAGGCTGGCAGAATACCGAACCAGCGACGTTGAAGAGCAAAGTTGGAACCATAACACATGCGTGGGTTGAACCGATTGAACTGCCCAACTTCCGAATTGTGAGTAAACTCTATTGTTGTGATGTGAGCTCTCAACCAGGAGATTGTGGTAGTATCTACGTGGCCGACTCTCATGTGATTAAGAATCGTGTTCTTGGATTTCATTTTGCTGGAATGTCACCTGGCGCCCTGATGCAGCCCTTGTACTACGAGGATTTCGAAAAGATCATGGAGAAGCAAATTGAGCAGATTGACATTCCTGGCACCATTGTTGTGAGTGAGGGCCCCCCTCTTGACGGGGTTCAACTTCATGGCATCGTGGAGCCAAATAAACAGTGTCATGCTAACATCAACACTCAGTTTGTGAAGACGAAGATTTACGGCAAGGTCTCACCATCTGTTGTCAAACCTGCACAACTTGGACCAATCTTGCAGCCCGGAGGAGTTGGGTTGAAAGCTTTGGCGAAAGTGACTGGTGATGTGCCCGCAATTGACGAAAGGTCGCTCGTTCGAGCAACGGCCTCATTTCAAACGCGTGTACTGACAGGAGATTGGAATAAGAACGAGAGACGCCTTTTGACGTTCGAGGAGGCTGTGGCAGGTGTCCCGAATGAACCGTACATGACGGGCATTAATCGATCACGATCAGCGGGATGGCCATGGTGCCTCCAGACGAAGCAGACAGGAAAACGACAGTGGTTTGGCTCTGACGAGTGGACTTTGGAAACGGACGACGCTCTGAAGGTCAAAGCCAGAGTTGAAGAGATGCAGGAACAACTGAAGAACGGACAATGGCAACCCGCGATATTCGTGGACACGGAAAAAGATGAGACGAGACCTGTGGAGAAAGTCGATGCCGGAAAGACTCGAGCATTTGCAGCCGCGCCAATGGATTTCGTGATTATCTTCC